GCACAGGCAGCCACATAGTCACCTGTGGTCAGCGTCACTGCAGGTGTTCCCTGTTTCTGCAGGCGCAGGATCAGCGCTGCAGCTGGGCCCAGCTTGTCAGCCCACAGTCGGGCCCTGTATTTGGTGCGCAGCTCGCGCCACACTCTGCAGGATTCGCCTAGGCCTGTGGTTTGGGTGATCACTTCCACAGTGACCTGCTGGCCCTGCATTGATGCAGCGACCCAGGTCGCGATCCCTGCCTGGTTGACTTCCACACCAAACGCTAGGCGCGTATCTGCCAGCACAGCAGCCGGATCTAGGGTCGCAGCCCACAGGTGCGGGGCCACTTTGGGCCCTGCCACGGCATCATCGGCTGTCCACTTACCCAGGATCGCGCGTTGAAACTCTGCATCAGGCATGGTGCTGCGCATCTTCGCGACCGCTTCTAGCGTGATCGTGTGACCGATCGCAGGGTGAGTGTCAGCCCAGGTCACCGGATCGTCTGGGTCAGCATCAGCTCTGGCGCCGTAGTCCAGCATCGCCACGCCTGGTGTGAGATCGGTGGCCAGCATCATCCAGTGGCGCAGCCAGCTGCTGGCAGCAGTGCCACCTGCAGACACCAGCAGCAGCTGCGCCTCTGGTCTGGTCAGCTGTGCCGGCTGCACACCTGCTTCTAGGTCGCCACCCTGCTCGACAGACTTAGACCAGGCTTCGTCCGCTGTCACTGTGTCAGCGTTTTGGCTGTGCATCGCCAGTGGACCTGGGGCGAACAGTGACAGGGTGCTGCTGGTCACCCCGTTACGCCTGACCGAGATCTCCTCTGACCCGTTGGCCCTGCGCATACCCAGCATGCCGCGCGAGAACAGCACCGATCGGCTGACCAGCGGCACCCATTCTTTGCGGAACACCAGCGCTGCAGATTCCCTGGTTTGGGCTGTGTACCAGTGGGCCCCATCAGGGACACGCGCAGCAGCGTGCAGCTGGGAACAGAACACAGCCAGTGTCTTACCTGCGCGCCGTGGTACGTGACAGACGACATAGGGCCACAGGGGCGCTGTGTTGTCCTCATTCCTGGCGCCGATCAGGTCAGCCAGCTCTAGCTGCCACGGCATCAGCTCGCGATGGAATCCGCGCCTAGCTAGCTGGGCGATACCGGGGCCATTAGTGAACGTCCCTGCAGGGTTTTGGGTCAGATACCTAGGGATCGCCACTGGTCACAGCCAGTATCTGGCCCCACTCGTCTGCATCTGAGCTGTCAGCTGGGGCCACAGCAACCAGCATGTCAGCCAGCCGGCTTGCACACATCGCGAGCGTGTAGGCGCTTCCCTCGCCATCGCGCAGCGCTTTGCGCGCCTGGTCGCAGGCTTCTGCGCTGTCTCGCAAAGCGGATCGCAGCGCTGCGCCCTGGTCGCCGGCCAGGAATCCTGCAGCGCGCCACGCTCCGATCGACTTCTCGACAGCAGCCACAGCGCTGCCCTTCCTGCGTCGCTGGGCTGTCCCAGGCAGCGTGTCAGGCATGCCCGTAATGTCCTAATCCGGGTCTGGCCGGCCAAACTGCCACCAGGAGAGATACAGGCACAGGGATACCTGTGGCAGCTTCCGCGCCCTCAAAAAACTGCGCTGACATCGCGAGCCAGCGACGTGACTGGTCGCCCAGCTTGCCGACCCTGCCCAGGGTGGCGCCGTGTCTGGTGTTACAGGTCGCATGGCTGACCCCCACGATCCGGCTGCCTGCTCGCGACCACGGTGGATCGTGCTCGACATGCCAGACCTGCTGCGCTGTCACTGGCTGGTCACAGCGATAGCAGGGCAGCGGCAACAGGGGCGCATACACAGCACGCGCAGCGCGCACCTGATCACCAGCCCACCTACCAGCCACAGCAGACATCGTGCCAGGGCACACAGTATTTAGGGAGCGGACCCGCTCCCAGGGAGCGCCCCCCCCCCACCCCCCACAGATTGTGAGGGGCTTTGGTACGCGCTCCAGCCCTCCTGTTGCAGCCCTCCATCCCAGGCACGGATCCCGCATCGCATGCCAGCACTATCACCCATACGCGCTGGGTCCAGCTGGCTGCAGGCTCGACAGCTGCAGGGCGCTGGACACCAGCCCTGTCTAGATCAGGGCATGGCGCAGCGCACGCATGGCAGCGCGAGGGTACACAGCGCCTGTGTAGGTCAGGACTTACTGCAGCACTGGCCAGCGCTAGGGACAGGGACCAGGGCAGGGCGCAGCTAGGTGGGCCACGGCAGCGGGGCTGGGTGCTCACCTGCGCGCAGCGTTCCGCTGGCGCGTGGTTGGTGTCACATGATCGTCACCTGGGCGCACACACAGCCTGTGTAGGCAGGGCGAGCTGGGACAGGGCGCAGGGTCGTGGCAGCGATGATCCATCACATACCCAGCTGGGATCGGTCTGCCTGACATCGCATAGATCCAGCGACACGCACGCACGCGCCTGCCCTTACGCAGCGCCACCCCGTACCCATCGCGATCTGTGGGCCCTGTCCACAGCCAGCAGCCACTGTGGCCCTGCCTGTCTATCTGCAGGGCCACAGTGGCTGGGATACGGAAGGGCCACCCACTAGCTGCCATCGGGGTGCGTGAGATAGACCAGGGCAGGCAGGCGCCTAGTAGGGGTCAGCTCGCCACAGGCGCTGCAGCGCTGCGCTGCCCAGCGCAGCTGCCCACAGGGACAGCGCAGGACGGGCCAGCCCTCACCCTGTGCGGGTGAGTCACGTACCCAGCCCAGCAGCTGTGCTGCGCGCCTAGTCATCAGCGGGGCCCAGCTCCAGCTGCCCTGGGACTTCGCCCTCTGGCAGTGGCTCTGCGCGCATCGCATCCAACACAGGGCCAGCGCAGGCGTCACAGGACAGCCCAGGCGCATCAGTCAGGCGCCACGCCGCATAGCGCAGCAGCCGGCCACACTGCACACAGGGAACAGGGGCGCCCTGCACAGTGACCATACGCAGGCGCCTAGCCATGGTGGCGCCCCGTAGCTGGGAATACTGGCCGGCCAGCGACCAGCAGCGACACAGACAACACGCTGGCCCCGCCACGGTCAGGTTCCTCTAGGAACATCACTGCTTCGCGCAGCGCAGGCAGGTCACCCCAGAGCAGGCGCTGTGGATCTAGGTCCAGCTCGACACAGGTAGCCAGCAGATCGCTGGCATCTAGCGTGGTAGTCCTGGGATACCAGCGACCTCGCGCCCACTGGCGCCACACGATCTGCAGCTGCTCAACATCGCTGTCTGGTGCTGCGTGCTTACAGTGCTGTAACTTCATAGTTGTTCCTTCTTTGGTCGGGAGAAACAGTGAACGGGCCCTAGCTCCTGCTGGGGCCCGTTCCCGATCTCCCAGGGATGGATATTTAAATACCTGTGGTGAGGGATTCCAGCCAGCAGCCCAGCGCATAGGCGCCGGCCAGCACAGCCAGCGCAACCAGCCTGTAGGCGCGGTCAGTCAGCATCAGCGACCAGCAGCCCTGTGGCGATGTCTAGGCGCAGCTGGTGGCAGTCATGCTCGACAGCCAAAGCCTTAGCGGTCAGCTGCAGCTTCGCTGGCCCATCGCTGGGCACAGTCAGCTTGCAGCCCACAGCTGCATACAGGACTTCTGGTGTCTTGCAGTTAGGGCAGGTGACCTGCCACCAGGCGCCACCAGGCTGCCTGTAGGTGGGCTGGTCGCTGGTCTGATCGTCGCTGCTCATTCTGCGATCCGCTCCATTCTGATCCTGGGTAGCTGGTCTGCTACCTGGGTATAGACACGCCAGCCGGGGCCCATCAGGGTGCGGACATCTTGACCGACCATCAGCGCATCAGACAGATCGCCTAGCAGGGGCCCAGCATCGCGCAGCAGCTGGCTGGCCACACCTGCGCGCTGAATCACAGACTGTGGCCACCCAGCGCCCCAGAACACCAGGCAGCTAGGGAACGCAGGCGACCCTGCAGGCTGTCCTGTCCTGCTGTCGATGAAAGACACTCGACCACGCAGGAACACCAAACGCAGGGGCGCATGCCACTTACTTAGCAGCCCGATCGACTGGTGCCACCAGGCTGTGTCTGTGCGCACAGGCAGCAAAGCCACACCAGACCCACCTGCCAGCGCATGCTGGACCATGCGCGCTAGGAATGGATAGCCCAGCCGGCCATATGGTGGGTTTAGCCACACCAGCCGATCGTGGGGCCACGCATGATCGGCGCCACCAGTGGCGAGCTGGACCCAGCCACGCGCCAGCGGAACACAGGACGCTGCAGACTCACTGGCGCACGGATCCAGATCGAACACCACACCAGGCAGCAGATCGGCAAACACGCTGCTAGGGGTCAGCCAGTCCACATGATCGCTGGCTGACTCGTGCGCGCTCACAGCGCCACACCAGCGCAGCTATACGTGACACGGATCCATCCAAAGACAGGCGATCGACTTTCCAGATTCCACAGGTGCGCAGGGTGCTCTTTTTTGCTGGGACAGGGGCGCTGTGCTGGCTTAAAACTCATTTGCCCATCAGCTTCCGCTGTAGCCACAGCTCGCGCAGGTTCGCCAGGGCTGCAGCTAACTGCAGCTCGCCACGCTGCTCTAGATAGTGCACAGCTTCGTGGGGCCATTCAAACCAGCAGACACGCAGCCAGCTGCCACCCTCGCGCCTGTGGATCGTCACCTGTCCCCAGAGGTTGATCGTTGCGCGTGATCCATCGATCGTGATCTGTCTTGCATTCCTGGCCATGGTGCTTCCTTCTGTTGTTTGGTCGGGGTCGTGCCTGTCGATCCTCTCGCTGCATTTGGGGCTTTGCAAGCTGTCGGCGTGGCGCAGGAAGATCTCCTGTTTCCAGGATGGCCGGCGTGCGGCGTACGGCAGTTTTTCCTGTCCCTGTCATTTGTCGTTAGGTGGCCCTAACCTGCCCAGGTAGGCGGACAGGATGCCAGCCAGTACCCCGCCTAGGGTGCCCAGCAGCCCTGCAGCGTGGCTGCCCAGCGGATCTGTGGCCGGCAGTGCAACGATGATCAGCGCCACAGCCCAGCCACCAGCGACCAGGATCGCCAGTGCCAGAGCTGCAGGGCCACGCCAGTCATCAGGGGCGCGCATCAGCTAGCAGTGTTTTTGGCTGCTTCCTTACTTGACTCAGCTGCCTGCTTACTGTTGGTCCTGGTGCGCTTGACCAGCTCGCGCATGCTCACAGTCTCACCAGTGACCGGATCCTCTGTCTTGTCAGCCCAGGTACGTGCTGCGATCGCAGCCAGATCGGCATCAGAGATCGGCATATCACCCTCCAGTAGTTCTAGTAGTTCAGGGATGGTCACCCCGTTGATGTCAGCAGACCAGCCTGCATAGTCCTGGCCCCAGCTGCTGGATGGCGCGGACAGCGCCACAGTGCCGATCTTGCCTTTGGTGGGCAGATCGGTGGATCTGAATGTGCCATCGCCCAGGGACATTCCTACGTGACCGTAGCCAGAGCTGCCACCAGTCCACCAGACGATCGCGCCCCTGGGTGGGCTGTGGTCGCCTGGGGCCCTGTGTTTAGCGTTCGCCCAGGCTGTGGCTGCATCTGGGTATTTGCTGGCCACCCCGTACCAGCCACGGGTGACCTGCAGACACATTCCTGGTTCACAGGTTTTGGCTGCCAGCGCGTTACTGATCGCTTTGTCCAGCGGATAGGGCGCCATCAGGTCACAGCTCCGATCCACAGGACCACGATCAGGACAGCTAGCGCAGCGCCAGCTGCAGCCCAGCCCAGCAACACAGCTGAATCGTGCTGTCGCCGGCTGGTCATGATGGATCCATCGCGATCCAGTCCACAGTGACACTGGCTGTGCTGCTAGTTCCGTCGATATGGCGCACCCTGATCGCCATCTGGGAAGTAGTCACAACATCAGTACACACAGCCCACATAGCTGATCCGGCGATCGCCACAGTGGCGACCACGCGCGGAATCACCGCGAACGGCACAGGAAAGACCTGATTCACCGCTGTGCCAGACGCTGCAGCGCTGACTGACACCACAGACCTGCCTGCCTGTATGCGTGGCGCTGCGCGATCCTCCAGCGCATCAGCCAGCGCCTTGATGTCTCGGGGCCCATCAGGGGTGGCTGTACTGGCTGGGTAGGGCCACCCACTAGCTGTGTTTGGCATCAGTGCTCCTATCGGTCAGCTTGCAACATAGTCAGGATCTACACAGTCGATCGTCATTACGTCTAGCTGGGTCAGGGGCCAGGACACGCTGCGCACCAGCAGGCGCTCAGCTGGGGCGCCACCCAGCAGCGCCACACTCACAGTGTCACCTGGGGTCAGCCAGGGTGCAGGGATGCAGCGCAGCTCTATCGATCGGAAGTCGCCCCTGTGGCGCCTAGCCAAAGCCAGGGCAGCCCGATCGGCTGCAGCCTGGGTGGGTGGGTTTCCGTTGTCCACCACGGTGACTGTGATCTCTGTGTGGCGACCGTAGGCAGTGCCTGTGCCGGCGATCGTCCCTGTGTCTTCCCAGATTCCGTTACGGCGGATCGCCTGCCCAGAGTCATCGCCCTCGCGATATTGGCTGACCAGCTTGTTAGGGCCCCAGCCACGGATCGACCTGTAACCAGTCAGGGTGCCACCCTTCGCGCCGGCTTCTGCTGTGGTCAGTTTTAGGGCTGGGGTGCTGGCCCTGACAGGGGTGGCGCGTAGCACCAGCTCGCCCTGGGAATTAAACACAGCTTCGCTGTCGCCGGCTGTCATCACTGCTTCTATGGCCGGCCATACGTCGCCATCCAGTGGCACTTTGTCAACACCCACAGCGACATCGTTGGCGCCCAGCAGGTTACGCACAGGCAGCCCAGGGATTGTGCGCCTAGCTATGCCAGTGACGACAGCGGATAGCAGACCGTTACCGACAGCCGATCGGGTGAAATACCGATCCTCATTGATCCGGGCTTCCCTGCTGACTGCCTGCACAGTGACAGCTCCGCTAGGCCTGTCGATCGATGTCTCAAACACGTCCAGAGTCGCTGCGCGGAAGCTGTAAGACCGTGTGCCGATCTGGGCGCCAGTGACGATCCGCACCTGACCGCCATAGGGGCTCACAGGTGGCGCTGTGTCTCTGGGGGTCAGGGCTGCGATCAGGTCGATCGTGGCTGTGGTGCGGGGCCACGCTCCGCTGGTGTGGGTCAGCTGGCCACCGATCACCTGATGATCGGCAGAAACATCGCCGGCTGGGCTGACAAACTGGCACACAGTGAAGGGGCGCCAGATCTGCAGACCGTACGCAGACAGCAGCGCTGCAGGCGCATCGACCAGAGGGGCGACCATTACAGGCGCCACTTAGCTGACAGATCATCGAACTCGACAGCAGCGCCACTGGCGACACCTTCGCCCCGTAGGTACAGGGTCCACTGCAGGTGTGCAGGGTTTCCGATCGCGATGTCCACAGCGAACGGGGCCCAGGCAGGGCCAGCTGTGGCGACCACAGTGGACCAGCCCTGACTGCCAGGGGCGAAATACTCTGCAGGGTTCGCTAGATCGTTGGTGAGGATCTCTGCTCTGACTGTGGTTCCAGCGCTGGTGCTGCGAACTCGACCAGTGACGCGCATAACTGTGGCGCCCACAGGGATCGGTCTGTTCGCCTGCTGCCACAGCACAGCAGCGACAGGGGTCGGATCGGCTGCAGCTGTGGCCAGCGCTGTGCTGCTGCCAGACCAGACCACACTTGAATGTGTCCAGAAAGTTGACCAGGGCGCCACAGGGCCAGCTGGGAAGTCACCTGCGCCTAGCTGCTCAGCGCCCAGACCTGCGTTTGGATCGCCGGCGAGCACAGCAGCCCAGTCTGGGTAGCTGGCCAGGACATCTGCCCAGGTCGCCTGCTCAGTGACCAGCTGCGCCCAGGTGCGCCCAGGGTCGCTGGTGTAGGGGCCCAGCTCGCGCGAGACTGCCTGATATTGGATGCTAAAAACTGTGGCGCCGGCTGGTGCTTCGGTCAGCATCAGCGACTCTGACACGCTCAGCGGCAGCAACACCAGATCGTCCACAGCATCAGGGCAGACAGCGCGCAGGGTCAGCGGGTGACCCAAACCCAGCAGATCGACCAGGGCAGCCCTGTCTGCGCGTGTCTCTGCGCGCAGGTCCAGCTGCCCATCACGCAGGCGCATAGGCGCCACAGACACAAACGGGGCGCGGCTGCCCAGGACATCGAACCAAACCGATCGGGCTTGCCAATTGTTGGGCTTCTGGCCGGCCACTGTGACTAGTAGGGCTGTGGTCGGATCGATAGCTGAAGCGATGACAGGGCGATCGGCTGGGATCGTCACAGTCGCAGACACAGCCTGCGCGCCCAGCTGATCGGTCACCACGTACTGGATCTCAGTGTTTAGGGGCGCGTCGCCATCCACACCCACCCTGCTCGCACCAGTCCCAGACCATTCTGTGCGGACTGTGTAGGCAGCGCGGTCGCCGGCAGGGTTTGCCTGCGCCACATAGGCAGGGGCGCCACCAGAGACGGTCAGGCGCACAGCGAGCATGGTCGGATCGACTTCAGCCAGAACAGTGATCGGCATCAGAGATCAGCGCCTTCCGCTGCCATAACGCTCCGAGAATGTGATCGCATCTGTCTCTTGATTCAGCAGCATCGCATTAGCCAGGGAGCTACCCAGGGCGCGCGCGCGTCGCTCCTCTGCTGCTGCAGCGCGATCGGTGGCATCAGCTGTGCGATCCAGATATTCAGCTAGCTTCCGTAGCCTGGTGGCTTCCGCTGGGGTGACGATGGCGCCCACCCGGCCACCCCCGCGCACTTTGCCCATCGCATCAGCCATGCGCTCTGCTTCATCAGCTAGCGCCCTGGCTGGGGCGCCACCCTTGATCAGCGCGTCACCGATCTCTGCCAGCGGGATCCCTGTGTCCTCTGACAGCTGCGCGATCTTCGCGAGCCCTTCCTCATAGCTGCCGAAATACAGCTCCAGGCGGGATCTCAGTTTTTCTTCATCGCTGGCCCTGCTCAGGATCTGCTCAAACGCATCATTAGCAGCCTGCCCAGCTTCCTCTGCAGCTGTCTTGATCTTCGCGAACGCAGTCGCGCCGGCCACACCCAGCAGGGTCAGCGCAGCGCCGATCGGACCAGTGGCACCAAAGGTGCCGGCCAGCCCAGCAGCTGTGCCACCAGCCAGACCAGACAGATCACCAGAGCTGATCGATTCACCTAGGTTGCTGGCGAACTCCTGCCCAGCTTCCTTCCCAACATCGCCATAGGCGCGTTTAACTTTCCTGCCTGACTGCTGCGCATCGCGCGCTATTTTGTCGCCGGCTGTGTCATAGGCGCGCGCCAGCTCGCGCGCTGACCGTTCGCCCTGGTTCGCCAGCTCGCGCTGATCGTCTGCTAGATCGTCGTAGGCATCAGACATCTGATCGGTGCCGCGCAAAAACTGCGCAGTATCGTTCAAAAACTTGACCACAACATCGCGCGGGCTGGTCATCAGTGGCCCCGATCCAGCGCTGTCACAGTCAGTTTGATCAGGTCATCAGCCCATCGTTCTGCGATGTCGCCAGTGGATGATTCGACAGCTGGGCCGACAAACTTGCCAGCTGTGCTGTAGGGCCCAAACTGGCGCGTAGTTCTGCGCGTCACGCTGTGCTGCTTCCCTGCAGGGCTTCGCCGGCTGTACGTGCTGCGCCTGGTCCCTCTGGCGCCCTGCTCCGCGCCCCAGGCAACGTCTGAGCCACGCGCCCCTGTGGCCACAGCTGCGCTGCCACCAAAAGCCAGCGACACGCCTGCCTGGTCGTTGCTGACCCGCGCTGATCGTGCTAGCGCCTGCTGCAGCGGACTGCTGGCGCGCTGACTGGCAGCCCGGATCACCAGGGGCGCAGCAAACTTCGTGCTGGCCGTGTCCAGCTCAGCCTGCAGCTGGCGCGGAAGCTGGCGCAAAGCTGCAGCAGCAGCGCGCAGCTGCTGCTGGGACTGTGGATCTGTGGACAGCATCAGGGGCTGGGAAGCTCAGAGGATCACAGGGTCTGTGGTGACAGGGCTGCCAGTGACAGGCAGGGTGACGCTGGCCTCACTGAATGCAGCCACAGGGTACGCAGCGCCACCTGGGGCCAGCTTGACGTTATAGGTGATCGTGGTCCCTGGCTCATCCACAGGGAAGGGCTCGACCACCAGCACAGCATCAGCGCCCACATTGTCACGCAGCAACCTGTGCAAGCTCGCCGGCAGGTTGCTCACGTTGTAGTCAATGGTCACAGCCCAGGACACAGGGCCCTGATCTGTTTTGGTGCCATCAGGGCAAGCGACCTGGGTCGTGACCGTCTGCGATGTCGGCACCTCTGTGACACCCCGGATCGCGCACTCGTATGCAGTGGCATCGATCGTGATCACCATGGTGCGGACGACGTAACCTACGGCTGTCATGTCGGGATCCTCTCAGCGTTAATTCGGAAAGCTGGCTGACCATCCAGCCAGAGTGTGCGGGCAGCACTAGACCAGGACACGCCGCGCAGCTGCTCCAGAGCATCCAGCACAGCAGCTAGGGCCAGCTCGACATCTTGATCGGCTGCGCCTGTCTGATCGATCATCGGGGTGACTACCCACAGCTCAAACGCGCCCCTGCGCACAGGACACGCCGCGATCGGTGGCAGCACTGTGGTGAGGGACATCACCACGATCGGGCCCTGCACAGGTCTGATCAGGCGTGGCTCTGCGTAGGCGACGATCGTGGTCGCAGCCAGTAGCGCGTTTAACTCTGTCGCGAGCTGGTCACGCCACCCCACCGGACCAGACATCTAGCCCGTACCCGGTAGGCCTGTGCGTGGTCGCAGCAGGCTGCGCACAGTCGCAGACAGGGGCTGGACACGCAGCGCATAGGACTCTGCGAACACTAGATCGCCTTCGCGCTGCGCGGACAGCCACAGATCGCGCGCATCCAGAATGGTCGCCCTGGTCCACTGTGGCGGGATCACAGGGACAGGCGCCTCTGCAGCGGCCAGCTGCTCTGCAGGGATGAACGGGGCGCAGCGCGCCCAGGCATCGTCTAGCACAGCCTGCAGATCTGCCTCTGGGATCGCTGCAGCATCAGCCCAGATCGCGCGCGCCTGCGCAGGCGTCGCAGGGGTGGCCAGCATCAGGACTCGACAGGCTCGACAGGCTCGACAGGCTCGACAGGCTCGACAGGCTCGGCTGCCTGCTGGGCTGCTGCCTGCTCTGCTGCTATGCGTGGCGGAACTAGGCGAGGGTCGCAGACAGGCGCAGCAGGGATCGCCTGCTGCGCCTGTGCCTTACGGCGTGACAATTGTGGTACCTGCCTTGAATGCGGCGGGGCGACGCACCAGGGTGGCGCAGTACCCGAACAGGGCTGCATCTTCGCCTGCCTTCGCGATGTCCACAGCGCGCACCTTCAGCGGCACCCCTCCTGGCTCGAAATAGGTGGCGGCTTCCCTGCGCCCAGCGAGGATCGTGTCTGGTGCGAGCTCCTGACCGATGAACAGACCAGAGCCACCCACCGATCCGCGACCAGACAGCAGCAGCTGACCAGTCAGGAACGGCAAGCTGGCATCTGTGCCCATCAGCGCAGCAGCGACAGCTGTGCCTAGCGCGATGAATGTGGGGCCACCCTTGATCGACGTCGCGACACTGATCAGCAGCGCCAGCGGATCGGCGTTTTCGATCGGGGCCCCGGCAGCGGTCATCAGGTCAAAAGTGCAGGCAGCATTGGACCATTCCGCATAGTCATCTGCCATCGTGCGGAAATAACTTTCCATCACGTCTGCCTGACCCAGATCGACCCAGATACGGTCAAAGTCGTGGCCACCAGCCCAGCGCTGGATGCCCTGGCTGACAGGATCCATACCGATCGGGCTGCTGGTGATCGGGTCTTTGTTTCCGCTGTAGTTGCCACCCTGGGGCTTTGGATTCCAAGCCCAGCCGGCGAGGCTTCCGCTGGTCAGCGGGGCGCCGGCGATCTCGTTGATGATGTCCCGGTCATAGCTGATGCCATCCCAGAGTTCACCGATCCACTGTGGGCGCATCGCAGCTTCATTCCCAGAGTAGGGAACGTCGATCAGCACAGCTTCTAGATCGGTGCGGGTGATCTGGTTGCTGGTGAATGCAGAGAACGCCTCTGCCACGCCGCGCAGGGTAGGGCGCGCAGCTGGCCGGCTGGGGGCGCCTGCCTGCAGCGGGGCGCCAGCGCCAGCGGTCAGCGCAACAGGGGCAGGGGTCAGGGTTTCGGTCATGGTGATTCCTTCCGTGGGTACGTGCTCGGGGTGCTGTGCTGGTGTTGCTGGTGCTGTGTCGCTGGCCACCAGCTGCGCCCCTGTGAACGCAGGATCGACACAGGCAGCTGCGCCATACAGGCGCCCACCGATCAGGGCGCCATCCTTAATGATCGGATCTTCTATCTCGACACTGATCCCTGTGCGGACAGACATAGGTGGCAGGGCTTCCGCTAACAGATCATCGCCGGCTTTGGTGTTCGCGATGTCGAAACAGGCAGCCAGCCCTGCAGGCAGCTCCAGCAGCTCACAGCTGCGCCCTACCGGACTGGTCCGCTGGTGCTCCAGATTCAGGACCATTCCATCAGGCGCAGGCAGCTCCAGCTTCCCTGCGCTGGCTGTGACAATTCCCAGGTTGGTGCGACCTGGGGCGCCGTAGGGCAGCAGCTGATAAGTCAGCTTCCGCTTCTGCGCGTCTGTGGCTGTCAGGACACCTGCAGCGATCAGAGTCACCATTGTTCTAGGCCTGTTCTGTGAGCTGGGTGGGTGCTGGTGCTGGCTCTGTTTCTGTGTTAGCCCGTGACACAGCAGTTAGCTGGGAAGTGTCAAAGCCGATCCGCGATCCTCTGGGGGTCATGCTGTCCTGGGACAGCTGCGCAGCGATCGGATCTAGGTACAGGCTGGCGCCATAGTCCAAAAACTGTGTGTTCCTGGCTTGTGTTGTTTCATAGGTCAGGCTCGCGCCTGCGCTGGTCGCATCGATCAGCGACGCAGGGATCGACGTATGGCGTGCGACATCGACAGCCTGCGCATTCCTGCCATCGATCAGCAAAGCCTCTGGGACTTCGCCCAGGGCGCGCGCTTCTACTCCGTAGCTGGTGAACGCAACCGATCCGTAATCGGACTGGCGAGCCTTGACCCACTTTTGGACCATCTGATCGCGCTCAGTGTCGGTCAGCTCGACATCTTCGGTTTGGTGCAGATCGATCGCTGGGACTGGCTGCGCGGCATGCCTAGCGATCGTGCGTTCAAACCTGACAGCTGTGCGCAGTGTGCGCGCGCCAAAGCTCAGCAGCCCTTCATGTGGGCCAGGGATGATCGTGTGAGAGTCCGCTGCCAGCGGGATCCTGGTGTCAGCATCGATCACTGTGACGCCATCGTGGTCAAAGAGCCATTGATCGGCTGGGACACGCTGCGCTGTGATCGGCTGCAGGTCAGATCCGCGCGGGGTATGCCACACAGACCAGCCATAGAACACCAGATCGTCCACAGTCCACAGCATGCGCTGATAGGGCGACTGTGGGCAGTCTGTGCGCGTCGCCCAGGCAGGCGCTTCTACCTGTGTGTTGCCGACAAACTTGATCAGCGGACAGGACGCGATCGACCCTGCTAGCAGGTGACGCGATCTGGACATCGCCGGCACAGTCATCGCCTGCGCCCTGTCCAGTGGCAGGTTTTCTAGGTCCAAACCCAGCTCTGCGATCACCAGGCTAGTCAGGGTGCTGGGCTGCGCCCAGGGTGACTGCAGCTGCAGTGGCGGGATGCCTCGCGCTGCCTGCGCTGCAGTGGCCGGCTGTGCCAGTCGCAGCGCGTTACGCAGTCCCATAGCGCACAGTGTGCCACCTACCCTGCAGCGATCGTGGTTTTTGGTGCTGTGCGCGCCCTGCGTGCGCCCAGCATCGCCAAAGTCATCGCCACGGTAGGCGCGATGTCACCTGTGCGCCTGTCCCAGACCCACCGATCGCCCACAGGGCGCGCGTAGCTGCTGGCGATCGCAGCGGTCAGGATCGGCTGGTCGCGCCTGTGCAGGTTGCCTGTTTCTATGGTGTCCACAGCATCAGCACAGGCAGCCACATAGTCACCTGTGGTCAGCGTCACTGCAGGTGTTCCCTGTTTCTGCAGGCGCAGGATCAGCGCTGCAGCTGGGCCCAGCTTGTCAGCCCACAGTCGGGCCCTGTATTTGGTGC